TCGGGGCGCGCGGGATGCGGGCCCTTCTACGAGGCCAAGCCCCGCAGTGCGGGGCTTGCGCGATGGCTGGCTGGGTTACTCGGCGTGTTCGCCCTCGCCGAAAAGGAAATCGGTGATCTTCCGGAGGTCGCTGGCGACGCTGCTGATCGAGCCGACGCTGCCCCAATTGACCGCGTCTGGATCGAAGTTGAAATGGTCGTCGCTGAGCGCCTGAAGTCGGGCGAGCATCGCGTCGATCTCGGCCTTCTTGCCGATGAAGGCGTCGAGGGCTTTCGTGTTGTCTTGTGCGCGGCGGGTCATTTCGGTGGCTCCCAAGTGAGTTGCATCGTCCTTCTGAAAGGACGTTCGCTCTGTCCGCGAAGCTTATCAACGAGATAAGCGCATGATCTTGAATGATAATTGGAGCCGTCAATGCAGGGCATGAGCGAGCGCCAGTACGCCGCGCATGTCGGGCTGTCGCGGGGCGCGATCCAGAAGGCGAAGACCGCCGAGCGACTGGTACTGTTCGCGGATGGCAGCATCCATGCCGATGCCAGCGATATGCGTCGGGCGGAAACGACCGACCCGTCGAAGACCCGGAAGCCGCCCGAACCGAAGCTGAAGCCGGTGCCCGAGGCGGCCGTTGCCGCCGTCGGCGACACTCTGCGCGAGCAGGGTCTGGCAGTGCCAGTGGTTGGCGGCGGCACGACCTACCTGCAGGCGAAAACCGCCAACGAGGTGCTGAAGGCACAGGAGCGGCGGATCCGGCTGCAAAAGCTGAAGGGGGAATTGATCGAGCGGGCCCGGGCGCTGTCGCTGGTGTTCCGACTGGCGCGCGAGGTGCGGGACGCATGGGTGAACTGGCCTGCACGGTCGTCGGCCTTGATGGCCGCGGAACTGGGCGTGGAACCGGCCGCGATGCAGAAGGCCTTGGAAAAACATGTCCGTGCCCACCTCGACGAGCTTGCCGAGGTCCGGCCTGATTTCCGGTGAAACTGGCGACGACCTGACGGATTTCGACGGCGCGGTGGAAATCCTGCGCACCTGGGGCGCGGGGCTGACACCCGATCCCGACCTGACAGTGTCGCAATGGGCGGACAAGCATCGGATGCTGTCGGGCCGCGCTTCGGCGGAACCGGGGCGATATCGGACGGCGCGCACGCCTTACATGCGCGAGATCATGGACCGACTGTCGCCCGGCGATCCCACGCAGCGGATCGTGTTCATGAAGGCCGCGCAGGTCGGCGCGACCGAAGCAGGCAACAACTGGATCGGCTTTGCCATCCACCAAGCGCCGGGGCCGATGCTGGCGGTCCAGCCGACAGTGGAACTGGCGAAACGCAACTCGCGCCAGCGGATCGACCCGCTGATCGACGAAAGCCCGGAGCTGCGCGAGCGGGTGAAGCCCGCGCGGTCCCGCGACGCGGGCAACACGATGCTGTCGAAGGAGTTCGCAGGCGGCATCCTGATCATGACCGGCGCGAACTCGGCGGTCGGACTGCGGTCCACCCCGGCGCGCTACATCTTCCTCGACGAGGTCGACGCCTATCCGGCCTCGGCAGACGAGGAAGGCGATCCGGTGACGCTGGCCGAGGCGCGGTCGCTGACCTTTGCCCACCGGCGCAAGGTGTTCCTGGTCTCGACGCCCACTATCCGGGGTCTGAGCCGGATCGAACGGGAATACGAGGCGTCCGACCAGCGGCGGTTCTTCGTGCCGTGCCCGCATTGCGGGGCGATGCAGTGGCTGAAGTTCGACCGGCTGCGCTGGCAAAAGGGGCGGCCGGAAACGGTGGAATATCACTGTGAGGGCTGTGATCAGCCCATCGGTGAACACAACAAAACGGCCATGCTGGAGGGCGGCGAATGGCAGGCGACGTCCGTCGCCGCCGATCCGACCAAGGTCGGGTATCACCTCTCGGCGCTCTACTCGCCGATCGGCTGGCTGAGTTGGGAGCGGATCGTGCGGTCATGGGAAGCAGCCCAAGGGTCGGACGAGGCGATCAAGGCGTTTCGCAACACGATCCTTGGTGAGACTTGGGTCGAAACCGGGGAAGCCCCCGACTGGCAAAGGCTTTTCGACCGGCGCGAGCGCTGGAAATCCGGCACGGTGCCAGCGGGCGGGCTGTTCCTGACCGCCGGAGCCGACGTGCAGAAGGACCGGATCGAGGTCGACGTCTGGGCCTGGGGTCGCGGGCTGGAAAGCTGGCTGGTCGATCACGTCGTGATCGAGGGCGGGCCCGACCGGCACGATGCATGGTCGGAACTGACGGCCTTGCTGGACAGGTCCTGGCCACATGAACGTGGCGCGCATCTGCGCATCGCGCGGCTGGCCATCGACACCGGCTATGAGGCCCCGGCGGTCTATTCCTGGTCGCGGGCACAGGGGTTTGGGCAGGTATCGCCGGTAAAAGGCGTCGAAGGGTTCAACCGTTCGAGCCCGGTATCGGGGCCGACATTTGTCGATGCGACCGAAGGCGGCAAACGTCTGCGGCGCGGGGCTCGCCTCTGGACCGTGGCGGTCTCGACCTTCAAGGCCGAGACCTATCGCTTCCTGCGGCTGGAACGTCCGACCGAGGAGGACACGGCCGAGGGGGCTGCGTTTCCGCCCGGCTCGGTGCATCTGCCGCATTGGGTCGAGAACGAATGGCTGAAGCAGTTCGTGGCCGAACAGCTAGTGACGGTGCGCACCAAGCGCGGCTTCGCCCGGCTCGAATGGCAGAAGCTGCGCGAACGCAACGAGGCGCTGGATTGCCGGGTCTATGCCCGCGCCGCCGCCTGGATCGCGGGCGCGGACCGCTGGACCGACGAAAAATGGCGCGACCTCGAGGATCAGCTCGGGGCGGCGCCAACGGAAATCGATGGTGCGGGGCGGGTCAATCGACCGCAAGTCGCGCCCCAGGGAAAGCGGCAGTCGGACTGGCTTGGCCGACGCGGAGGATGGTTCTGACATGACCGACTGGACGGAAACCGAGTTGGCGGCGCTGCGCCGAGCCTATGCCAGCGGCACGACCCGGGTCAGCTATGATGGCAAGTCTGTCGACTACGGCTCGGCTGAGGATCTGCTGGGCCGCATCAGGACCATCGAACGCGCCATCGCGGGGACGACCCGGCCGCTGCCTGTGGCCGGGGTAGCGGGCTTCTCCCGAGGGGATCGCTGATGCCCGCGAACTGGATGGACCATGCCATCGCCTCGTTCGCCCCGCGCGCAGCCGCCCGGCGCGTGTTGGCTCGGCAGGCCTTCGAGACCCTGACGCGGGGATATGACGGCGCGTCCAAGGGGCGGCGGACGGACGGGTGGCGGGCACCGGGATCTTCGGCCGACACCGAAATCGGCGTCGCCGGGGCGCTGCTGCGCGACCGGATGCGCGACCTTGTTCGCAACAACCCGCATGCGGCGAAGGCGGTGGCGGTGCTGGTGAACAACATCGTCGGTTCGGGCATCATGCCCCGGGCCGCCAGCGGCGACGACAAGCTGGACCGAAAGGTCGATGCGCTGTTTGAACGCTGGACGGCGGATTGCGATGCGGACGGCCAGCTGGATTTCTACGGGCTGCAGACGCTGATCTGCCGCGAGATGGTCGAGGCAGGCGAGGTTCTGGTGCGGCGCAGGTTGCGCCGGTCGTCGGACGGTTTGCCGGTGCCTTTGCAATTGCAGGTGCTGGAGGCCGATTTCCTCGACGCGACCAAGTCCAGCAACGTCGGCGCAGGCCGCATCGTGCAGGGCATCGAGTTCGACCCGGTCGGCAAACGCCGCGCCTACTGGCTGCACCCGGAACACCCCGGCGATGCACATGGGGCGCTGCGGGGCGGGCTCGACAGCCGCCCGGTCCCCGCGACCGAGATCGCCCATGTCTATGAAAAGCAGCGCACGCAGGCCCGCGGGGTTCCCTGGGGCGCGCCGGTGATACGGTCCTTGCGCGACCTCGACGACTACGAGGTGGCTGAACTGGTCCGCAAGAAGACCGAGGCCTGTGTCACCGCCATCGTCTTTGGCGATGACGAATCCCAGCAAGGCATCGCACCCACCGTTGTCGATGCCGATGGCAACCGGGTCGAGCAGTTCGAGCCGGGGCTGATCGCCTACGCGCGCGGCGGCAAGGACATCCGGTTCAACCAACCGTCGGCCACCGGCGGCTATGGTGAATACAAGCGGGCCAGCCTGCACACGATCTCGGCCGGGTTCCGGGTGCCCTATGAGTTGCTGACCGGCGATCTCAGCCAGGTCAACTATTCCTCGATCCGGGCCGGGCTGGTCGAGTTCCGCCGCCAGATTGACGCCGTGCAATGGCAACTGTTCATCCCGATGTTCTGCGCACCTGTCTGGCGCTGGTTCACCGAAGCGGCATGGGCGGCGGGCCAGATCCCGACACCCGACGTGCCAGTCGAATGGTCGCCGCCGAAGTTCGAAGCGGTCGATCCGCAGAAGGACGCGATGGCAAACCTGCTGTCGATCCGGTCGGGCACCATGACGCTGGCGGAGGTGATCGCGAGGCAGGGCCGCAACCCCGACGCTGTGCTGGCCGAGATCGCCGCGACCAACGCCAAGCTGGATGCCCTCGGCCTCGTTCTCGACAGCGACCCGCGCCGCGTCACGAAAACCGGCAGCGCGCAAACTAGTGACCCCGCCAGCGATCCGGCCGCCGATCCGGAAAACGACCCGGCGCAACCCGACGCCGCCCAACAGGACTGACCCCATGGACACGATGATCGAACTGCCGGCCATGCGCCGGACGGCGGAGCTTGCGCCGAACACGGCCGATGCGACCGCCCGCACCGTCGAAGTGGTCTGGTCGGCTGGGGCCCGCGTCCGCCGCGCCAGCTTCTTTGGCGAGCCTTACGACGAGGAACTGAGCCTCGATCCTGCGCATGTGCGGCTGGAACGGCTGAACGCGGGCGCGCCATTCCTGAAGGTGCATGAGTTGGGGGCGCTCGACGCCGTCATCGGCTCCGTCGTCCCCGGTTCTGCCCGTCTTGAAAACGGCCGGGGCATCGCACTGGTACGCATCAGCGAACGCGACGATGTCGAGCCCATTTGGCGCGACATTCAGGCCGGGCACATCCGGGCGGTGTCCATCGGCTATCAGGTCCACCGCTTCGAGGTCTCCAAGCCTGATGGCGGCCGCGAGCTTTGGCGCGCGGTCGACTGGACGCCCTTTGAGGTTTCCGCCGTGCCGGTCGGCGCCGACCCCGCCGCCGGTTTCCGCGCCCAGCGATCCCTTCACGACTGCGTCCTTTATCGCCGGGACGCTTCCACCCCCCGACAAGGAGCATCCCCGATGACCGACCCGACCCAGACCCCGGCCGCAGCGGCCGCCGAACCCCATGCGACCGAGGAGACCCAGATGACCGATCCCACCAATACCGGTGGCGAACCGCAGGCGCGTGCTGTCGAGACGCGCACGCTGCCGCCGGCCGCCCTGACTACCCCGCCCGACACCGAGGCCATTGCCACTCGGGCCCGCGAGGGTGAGCGCGACCGCGTCTCCACCATCTACGATCTCGCAGGCCGTCTGAACCTCGAGCGCGGCTTTGCGGACGATTTGGTCAAGCGCGGTGTGACCGTAGACGAATCTCGCCGCCTGATCCTCGACCAGGTCGCGGCCAGGTCGGACGAAACCCGCACCTTCCCGCATGTCTCGATCCCCCTCGGCGGCCGGGATGAACGCGTGACCCGACGCGACGCCGTGGCCAACGCGCTGCTGCACCGCTACAGCCCGACGCTGTTCCAGCTGGACGACTCTGCCCGCCAGTACCGCGGCATGTCGCTCCTGGAA